TCAAGGTAAGGGTTAGTAGCCACAAATACGTCCCCCTGGCAAAAAAGCAAAGGGGGACTAACATAGAGCAACTGCTTACGCCTGTTGGACTACCCTTCGCTCAAGCTACAACGCTTCAACGGCACAAGTGTGCTCCTTTCAGTTGTCGGCGGATATTCGGCTGAGCATCCAAACCTCGACGAAAGCTGGACAGGCAATGTCAGCGAGGATGGAGTACTAACCATCCCCGACGAAGTTTGGAATCGGCTCGGCTGGCAAGTTGAAGACACGGTCGAATGGGTCGACAGTGACGACGACGCTTTTTACCTTGTCAAAGTCGATGAACAAGCTGACACCGGAGATGAAAGCGCTGATGTCCGAGATGATGCGGCGTAATAAGGAGGATATAGAAAAACAATGGGCATACATAAATAACGCACACACCCAACCACCACCGGACGCCACCAATGGACAAAGCCAAGCTTGACTACCTGATTCAGCAGGCAGCACACGAACAACAGCGTGAACTCAGCTGGGTTGGCAACGTTTATCGGCAGCGATTGAAAGAATTGCAGGAAACTAACGAAAAGATGAAGGCCTGGGAAGAAGAAAACAAAGATTAGGATCGATAAATTACTGGGGTAGTTTTTATACCTCAATTATGAGGACCCAAAAGAAGATCCGCTTCCGTGGAGGCCCTTCTGAGATCCTGGATTCAATCGAATTCGAGGGATATGAGATCCGTAGCCTCAAGCATGGCAACACGGGTCATGTACTTTATGGCTATCCCAGTGAAGCCCACGACTGGGAGCGCTGCTGGACGATGGACCTGCAGACAGCCAAACATGGTGTCCAAAAGTACAATCAGCGGAAGGTAGAAACGGATTCAGTACCGGAGTAAGGTACCCGTAGAATCAACGTTGAACTAAAAACGTGGTTGCAAAGAAGTGGCACGCCCGGTGATGACTGACCTCATGGATGCCCTTGCAATGGACATCCATGATTACCTGCTAGAGATCGCAACGGAATTTGAGGGCAACAAGTTTGTCCTCATTCCTATTACCGAAGTTGTCCAAAAGTTTGAACGTAACCACCGCACGATTCAGCGTCGAATCAATGCATTAAAGGATGAAGGACTTCTAGTTCCTGTCATCAAGAAGAACACCATCACCCTCTACCACGTCCGAGAACAGGAGGACCAACCATGAGCGAGGCACCTAAAAGCGACCCGAATTTGGAAATTATCAATTTCCTGCTCTCGTCCTTCACGGATAACGGTCGATCCCTCCGCGCATTCACGACCAATCCTCAGGAATTGGCCATCACAATCCTGACTGCAGGTCTGTTGGCTAACTCAAAATTGATGATCGGGCCTGAAGACGCCGTCAAATCAGCCTTCGATATTCACGCCAGGATTCAAAAGCACGTTGGTCAGTTCCAATCGATGCAGTTTGCGGCCAATATCGACAATGCTTTTGCCGAGCGTCCCCAGGACATCGAGCACGACTAAGCGACTAGCTCGCTGAGGGTTGGACCTTCGCGCTGTAGCAGACGAATAGCGCTGTACGTCGCTTCGAAAGCATCTTTTAAGCTTTTGCACGCCGCCTCGGGATCCGTGTGAGATCCGCAGGTGTAGCAATCAATCGAAGCAAAGCCGTACTCAGGCCAAGAATGCAGTGAAATGTGTGACTCCGACAGGAGTGCAACTGCAGTGACGCCTTGAGGAGAAAACTTATGCGAAACCAGGCTTAATAGCGTGGCACCAGAGGCTTTGGCCGCCTCAGTCAGTGCGTTCTTCACAAAATCTTCGTCATTTAACAGGTTCGGGTTTCCCCCATGGAGCTCAAACAGAGCGTGCTTCCCTATGACCTGAGGAAACTCATGCACCGCAGTAACTGGTAGTTTTCTGTGCATTCTAGGAGCACTTCACTGTCCCGAAATCCTAGACAGGGACAGGGTTGTCCGGTAAGTTCAGGCACCTGCGATCACCCTAATGTCCCTTGCTGTGATCGAAAAAGGGGAAAAAATATCTAGCGCCGCATCCGAGGAGACGAAGATTCACCCTTCGTATTCTCCCAAGAACGATTACACGCAGTTCTTGGATTACCGATCTGAGGGTGACACGCGATTAACGATTAACGGATCGCGGCATTACAAGACCCCCTTTGGTGCACTGCCTTCTGTCACCACAATTCTGTCGGCGACGCAAGGAAACAAGGCTGCACTTGAGAGGTGGGCGAAGAAAAACCCCGGTGGCCGTGAAGCTGCAGCAGCTCGAGGCACGAAAGTTCACTCCTTGATGGAGGAATATCTGCTCGGCATTGAGAAGAACCCAAAAATCGACAACGAGGAAATCGCCGAGTTCTGGAGCGGCCTTCCGGAGAAATTGGACAAACTTGGCCGAGTTATCTGGGCTGAGAACCCGGTTGGTGACGCCTATCCCTGGACCATGGGAGGCGATGGCATCTCTCGGGTTTGGCACCCAGGGGTAAAAGATGGAGAGAACTGGGGCTGGGCTGGGGCACCTGACATCGTCGCGGAATATAAAGGAAAGATTGTGCTGGGGGACCTCAAGACCAGTAACGGCCTGTACTTCAGCAAGTGGCCAGGTCCTGAAACACCTCGCAGTGAGTACGGGATGAAGCGAGCTGGCTTCATGAAATACCAGAAGTGCATGCTGCAGATGGGCGCCTACGCCTTGGGCCTCGAGCACACCTGCAACATCACGCCTCAAATCCTGATGATTTTTGTTGCGACTCGCGAACGCTCACAGGTATTTGCTGTACAGGGCGGAACGATTGAGAAGTACAAAAACAAGTGGCTGGAGACCGTCGAAAAGTATTACGGCGAGATTCTCCTGTCACAAAACTCCAATGAAGAAGAGGGTTGAGGGCTGATTTCGGCAACGCAATGTGCTCACGAGCACAGATGTATGCCTTCTACCTTGGAAAACAGAAAGACTTCAGATTGTTGGGCAGTCAGATCGAGAGAATCGCGCTACCTTCACTCTGTCGTCCCTCCAAAACGCCTGCAATACCAGAGAAGTGACAGCTAGCTCAGAGCCCCGTCCACCTAAGAAGCAACTCCAACCGGGACAGATCAATCTCGATCTGATTCCGAAGGATTGGGCTCTGACTCCTCTGCAGGGCAAGCGGGCTTATGTAGCAGGCTGGACACAAAAACCATTCTCTGTCGAAGAGATCAAGGCTGAACTTGAAGAAGGTCGCGCTAGTGGCGTCGGCCTAATGACAGGTCAGTGGTCTAATGAATTCGGTCTGGTTTGGGTTGATATCGATGGTCCGGATGCGATCCCAGCGTTAGAAGCACTTGCTGGTGGTCCACTCGATACCGTCCTCCCACCGACCCTCAGCATTTCGTCGGGTAAAGAAGGCAGGCAGCGACTCCTTTATAAAGTCCCGAGCGCGAAGCTCAGCCTTCTTCCTGATAAAGCCACCATCAAGATCGGGGTCCCGTCATTCGAGATCCTGTACCGCTCCAGGCAGGGCGCCATCATGGGCACCCACCCGGAAACAGACGGGTATTTCACGACCAAGCACGGCGGTTTCGAGTACGCGAAGAATCCTCCCGAGCTGCCGGATTGGTTGTATGACGCAATCGCCAAGGCTTTCCCGACTAATAAGTACCGGAAGCCTGTAACCGGCGGGGTCATTACCCAGCAGATCAACCTCCACTACGAAGAAGGTTCGAAGTTTCAGCTGGAAGAGGCCATCAATGAGGCTCGAATCTTCCTCGCTCACCTCAGCGAAGATCGTGCTGTCGATTACGAAGAGTGGCTGGCTGTCGGCATGGCCCTCCACCAGATCGATGACTCTCTGCTTGCGGATTGGGTCGAGTGGTCCCAGCTCGCACCAAACTTCCAAGAGGGAGTCTGCGAAGACAAATGGTCCTCTTTTGAAAGACTGCCGGGTGGTCCGAACCCTGAGGGCGCAAGGGGTCTACCCACTCTCGCAGCTAAGGCCAAAGAAGATGGTTTCTTAGAACTTGGCGGCTTTGTCGTTGAGTCCCCAGAGGTTCTGGCGCAGAAAGCTGCAGACCTATTTGATGGCATGGATATTTCCTTTGGGAACTCCGGAAGCATGCAGCAGATGCTTCGGGAAATGATGCCTGAACCCGACGAGGGCATGAATGGTGCCATCGATAAGATCACCAAGGGGAAGGGCAAGCCAAAGACGCCACCTGCCTCCGAACTCACTGACATAGTCGTTGGCAAAGTCTATGAGATCGGTTGGCGATATGACCCCAGCTTCGACACGTTCATGTTCTACCAGAGCAAAAAGGGAGTCTGGAGGCGGGAACAATACAAAAATGAATTCCGAAGTGAGGTTCAGAACCTCTTCGTCACTCAGGAGATCTCAGCTCCAAGCGGATACACTTCCCACCTCCTGTCAGATGTTGTCTCGCTGAGCCAAGCGCTACTGGTTCACCCCTACTGGGATGACGATACCGATCGCCTCGCATTCAGCAACGGTGTTCTGGAGATCAGCTCCGGTGAATTCATGGATCATGACCGTGAACATCACATAACTTGGGGCCTCGACTTTGAGTACGATCCCCACGCTGAGCCCGGTCCAATCATCGATTGGTTACGTCGTACCCAATACGGCGACGAAGAGCGTGTACAGGTCTTACGGGCATGGCTCCGTGCGTGTTTGATGGGACGCGGCCATGAGCTGCAGCGTTTCCTCGAGGTCGTCGGTCCTGGTGGTCGCGGTAAGTCCACCTTCGCCAACCTCTGCTGTGCATTGGTGGGTCATGGCAACTACGGAAGCACCACCCTGAACCAGCTGGAGCAATCTCGGTTTGAGGTCGCGTCGATCAAGGGCAAACGTCTCACTCTGATTAACGATTCGGAGCGTTATGGCGGTTCTGCTCAGATCTTCAAGGCGCTGACCGGTGGTGACAACCTCCGCTACGAGGAGAAAAACAAGAACGTTGGTGAACCTTTCGTCTACACCGGCATGGTCATGGTTTGCGCCAACGAGCCAATCCAGACGACCGACAACACCTCAGGTCTCACCCGCCGTCGCCTGACGCTGGAGTTCAATCGGCCTCTCTACGACAAGAGCTCCGAGGCCAAAGAGATGATCAAGCTCGACAACGGCATCGTAAGGGGCTTATGGAAGGATTATTTACCCGGCTTGGTCAACTGGGTTTTGGCCATGACGGAGCAGGAAATGCGCGAATACCTGCTGGATACCTACGAAAAGGTGCCGTCCCTGAAGCGGGTGCGAAACGAGATCATGCTGAACAGCAACAACCTCGTTGAGTGGCTGCAGTCCGAAGTCGTTCATGCGCCAGAGGCTGTCTCAGCTGTCGGCAAGAAAATTCCTGCTGCTAAGGATGAGCCTGAGCGTTACCTGAACAGCAAGTTCCACCTGTATCCGAGCTACTGCTCCTATTGCGAGGACACAGGATCGAAGCCTGTTGGTCAGAAGCGTTTCATTGCGTTGCTAATGGATTGCTGCTCTAACCAGCTTGGTCTCCAGAACATCCGTCAGTTCTGCAAGCAGGGCCGTCCATTTGTGAAAGGCCTCGCAGTGCGTGCAAGTGACGAGAAGTTTGCTAAGTCCCCGACGATTCTCCCGGAGGGGCGAGAGTAGGTCCGGGGTCTGCACCGCCTTTACAGATTGCTACAGCCCTGGAATAAAAATGGCAGTCGGTCTTACCGGCCTTTTCCAAGGCTAGCTTGACCTTCTGCCAATTATCGCGGGTTCTTTGGTCGATAGCTATTCAGGCTTAGTAGGCCAAACCGGGTCAGCCGGATCAACGGTGTTAGCCGGTAGATCGCGGAGTGCTTGGCGGTAGTCCCGCATCTCGTCAGTCAGGGTTGAATCAGCAAGAGCGAGGTAGTCGGTTTCGGTAAGGAGTTGGTTGCGGCGTTGGCGGAGGTTCTCCAGCAAGACGCCAGGCAGCACGTCGCGTTCGTAGGCTTCGCGTTCAGCGATTTCTTCGGCGGTCA